GATGCGGCGGCCCTGTTGGACAAACTCATTTAACAAGGATGTGAACTAATGGCTATTGTAGCAAATACTTTTACCCGGTACTCCGCTATCGGTATTCGTGAAGACCTGTCGAACGTCATCTATAACATCTCGCCGGAAGAAACGCCGTTCATTTCGAACGTCGGCCGCGAGAGCGTTAAGAACACCTACTTCGAATGGCAGACGGACGTTCTTGCGGCCGCTTCTTCCTCGAACGCCGCGCTCGAAGGTGACGACATTTCTTCGTTCACTGCTGTTACGCCGACCGTTCGCGTTGGTAACTACACGCAGATCAGCACGAAGAACGTCGTGATCTCCGGTACGCTCGAAGCAGTCGATAAGGCTGGTCGTCGTAACGAAATGACCTACCAGCTTGCCAAGCTGGGTTCGGAACTGAAGCGCGACATGGAAAGCGCACTGCTTGCCAACCAAGCTTCGGTTGCCGGTAACACCACGACCGCTCGTCGTACCGCTGGTTTGCCTGCTTGGTTGACCTCGAACACCTCGTTCGGTTCCGGTGGTGCTAACCCGACGGTTGGCTCGACCCCGACTGCTGCTCGTACCGACGGTACGCAGCGTGCGTTCACGGAAACGCTGCTGAAGGGCGTTATCCAGAGCGTCTGGACTTCGGGTGGCACGCCCAAGATGCTGATGGTTGGTCCGTTCAACAAGACGGCCGCTTCTGCATTCACGGGTATCGCCACGCGCTATCGTGACGTTCCGGCTGGCCAGCAGGCACAGATCATCGGCGCTGCCGACGTTTATGTGTCCGACTTTGGTACGGTCAACATCGTTCCGAACCGCTTCCAGCGTGACCGCGACGCGTTCGTCGTCGATCCCGATTACGCATCGTTGGCTGTTCTCCGTCCGATCCAGAAGATTGATCTGGCCAAGACGGGCGACGCGGAGAAGGCTCTGCTCCTCGTCGAGTATGGTCTGAAGGTGAACAATCAGGCTGCTCACGGTATCGTGGCTGACTTGACCACCTCGTAAGGTCTAAATGGGTGAGGGGGCCAAGTGCCCCCTCATCTAACTGTAGAGGGTTTTATGGCTAAACGCCTTATCAACGACGATGCTTTCACGGGCATCAAGACATTTTACAATTACGATGCCGATAAAGACGAAGCGATCATCTCGAAAGAGCAAGACGTTTCCTCGATCATCGAGCAGAACAAGCGCGAATTTAATGACGCGCCGGAACGCTGGGGTGAGTGGACAAAGGTTGGCAGCATCCCGCTTTCAGTGTATTACGAACTTGAGCGCCAAGGTATTACCAAAGACCAAGAGGCGATGAAGAAGTGGTTGAACGATCCTGACAATCGTTACTTCCGCACAAGGCCGGGGACTGTTTAATGGCGATTACGACGTATTCAGAGTTGAAGACCGCAGTCGCCGATTGGCTCAATCGGTCTGATCTGACATCTGCGATCCCGAACTTTATCTCGCTTGCTGAAGCGCAGATGAGCCGCCAAATCCGCCATCGCAAGATGGTGACACGGGCGACGGCAACTATGGATACGCCGTATTTTGCTGTTCCTTCGGACTGGAAAGAAACGATCCGGTTCCAGTTGAACACCAACCCAATCACGCCGCTGCTTTACGTCACGCCGGAACAGCTTCTTGAAGACAGCCAAGTTTACAGCGCGGGCGGGCAGCCGATGTTCTTCACGACCATTGGTCAGCAGTTCGAAGTTCTGCCGCAGCCCGACGGGTCGTATGACGCGGAACTTCTTTACTACGCCAAGCTGCCCGCGTTGTCGGACGCAGCGCCAACTAACTGGCTTCTGACCGAAAGCCCCGACATCTACCTGTACGCAACGCTGGCTCAGTCCGCGCCGTATCTCAAGGAAGATGAGCGCACGGGTATCTGGACTTCTCTCTATGAGAAGCTGGTAGAGGATATGCGCATCGCCGACGAACGGGCGCGTATTGGTTCGTCTAAACTTAAACCCCGCTTGAGGACATTCGGATGAGTTTTTCTAATTATCTTGAGAACAAAGTTCTTCTCCACGTTTTCGGTGCGACAGCCTACACGGCTCCAGCAACGCTCTATGTCGGCTTGTATACGTCCGATCCGGGCGAGGGTAACACGGGGACGGAAGTCTCTGGCGGCTCTTACGCTCGGCAGACGATTGCGTTTACTGTCGTCAACAATCAGGCATCCAACACGGCGGCTGTTGAGTTTCCAACGGCGTCTGCCTCTTGGGGGACTGTGACGTATGCCGCAATCTTTGACGCTTCCACAAGCGGCAATATGCTTGCCTATGGCGCGTTGACCACTTCCAAGACGATTGCAAGCGGTGACGTTCTCCGTATTCCTGCGGGCGACTTCGACATCAATCTGGACTAATTAGATGGCTGGCTACGGCAGCGGTTTATACGGACGCGGTAATTATGGAATAGACCCTAAAGAGGCGTCTATTACTGTAAATGCCGCGTCTAGTGCTGCCGTAACCGCCAATCGTGTTCAAAGCATCTCCGTTGCGTCCAGCGCGACATCTTCGACCACAGTTGTGGCAAACCGCGTCCAAAGCATTGCGGTTGCGTCAACAGCGACATCATCCACGACTGTCACTGCCAACCGCGTTGCGTTTGCGGCAATTACAACGACGGCAACCTCCTCCGTTTCAGTGGCCGCTCAGAGGCTTGCTGTGGCGTCGATTACCTGTAACGCGCAGTCATCCGCCTCTGTCACTGCAAATCGCGTCCAGAGCGTCTCTGTGGCCGTTAATGCAGCATCGTCCGTTAGCGTCTCTGCCCTGCGTTATGCGGATATTGTGGTTTCATCTACGGCCACATCTTCCACATCGGTTGCAGCGCAGAGAATTGCTCTTGCAAGCGTAACAGATACCGCAACATCAAGCGTTTCTGTAAATGCCAATCGTGTTGCAGATGCGTCGGTAACGTCAAGCGCCACATCTTCGGTAAGCGCATCGCTTCAAGGCGTGTTCCTTGTTCTAATTACATCGAGCGCAACATCTTCGGCAAGCGTGTCCGTGGTTCGCCAGACAAGCGCCGCGATCAATTGTAACGCGCAATCAAGCGTCACGATTAACGCCACAAAGAAGTGGGAACCGGAACCCATAACGCCGGAAACGTGGACACCTGTGAGCGATACATCTGAGACTTGGGCACCCGTCGAAGCGGTTGCAGAAACTTGGACGCCACAATCAACAACAAACAAGACATGGACGCCAATTTCTGATACAGCAGAAATATGGCAGCAAGCTGCGTGAGGACTAAATGGCTGATACAACCACAACAAACCTTGGATTGACGAAACCTGAAGTTGGCGCATCCGCCGACACTTGGGGGACGAAACTCAATACCGACCTTGATACCATTGACGCGCTCTTTGCGGCTGCTGGCACGGGAACGTCCGTTGGTGTAAATGTCGGCGCTGGCAAAACGCTTGCTGTCGCGGGAACGCTGTCGCTCACAGGCAACGTATCCGCCAATGGCGCAACGATCAGCCCAACCGAACTCAGCTATCTGGATACTGTTTCCTCAAACATCCAGACGCAGTTGAACGCCAAAGAACCGACGATTACCACCCTCACTGTCGCCAAGGGCGGCACAGGCTCTTCGTCTTTGACCTCTGGTTATCTGGTTAAGGGCAACGGAACGTCTGCTGTCTCGGCTTCTGTTATTTATGATAACGGAACGAATATCGGGATTGGAACAAGCGGCCCAAGTTTCAAGCTGGATGTCCAAGGCAACTCTTCTTCTACGGCTATAGTCTCCCGTGTGTATAATGGAGACACCTCTGCCAGTTCACTTGCCGCTTTTAATTGCTCCACAGGTCAAGGCGTTAACGCGGAGTGGTATTCATACAGCAGCGCAAACTGGTTTGGCACTAAGTCCAACCACCCGCAGCTTTTTATTACCAACAACTCCGAACGGATGCGTATCGACAGCAGCGGCAACGTCGGGATTGGTACGAGTTCGCCGGGTTCAAAGCTAGACGTATCTGGCGCTATCCGTTCAACAGGAACGGCTGCAATTCTGACTGTCAGCAAACGCAGCACGGGAACTGGTGACGCATGGGGTATGTATTCGCAGAGTGGCGAATTGAACTTCTATGACTATACCGCCGCAGCAACTCGTGTAACGATAAACAGCAGCGGTAACGTCGGGATCGGCAACGTAGGAAACTCCGGGTATCGCTTGTTCGTCACTGGAAGCGATGCAACATCTTCAAATTATGCAGTTGTGCTTCAAAACTCGGCGGCTGCCAACCTGTTCTGGGTTAGAAATGATGGCAAAATTCTAACAGGTGCAGCAGCAGCATCTCCGTTCAATAATACCACGGGCAACGCGGCCAATATGTATGTTGACAGCGCCGGAGAACTTTATCGTTCAACTTCTTCAGCCCGATATAAGACTGATATTCAGGACGCTGTTCACGGACTTAACGAAGTCCTTTCCCTTCGCCCTGTCACCTATAAGGGTTTGAACGATGGCGATACAGTATTCGGCGGCCTTATTGCGGAGGAAGTTGACGCCGCTGGCCTGACTGAATTTGTTGCGTATGATGAAGAAGGGCGTCCAGATGCACTGCATTATGGCCCGATGGTTTCTCTATTGATTAAGGCCGTGCAAGAACTAACCGCCCGCGTGGCTGAATTAGAAGGAAAGTAAAATGGCAACAACATACACATGGGCCGTCGTGCAGATGGACGCATACCCTGAACAGGATGGCGAAACCGATGTGGTGTTTAACGTCCACTGGACGCTCACTGGCACGGACGGAACCTATTCCGGCAACGTCTACGGCTCACAGTCCGTTGCTGTCGATCCTGAAGCCCCTTTCACGCCATATGCCGATCTGACACAGGCACAGGTGATTGGCTGGGTTAAGGACGCTCTTGGCGAAGAACAGGTTGCAAGCCTTGAGGCTAATGTCGCAGAGCAGATTGCCAACCAGATCAATCCGCCTGTTGTTACACCCGCACTTCCTTGGAGCGCATAATGGAACTGAATATCACACTCACCGTCGATGAGGTAAACGCAATCCTTCAGACGCTTGGAAATCTGCCTACATCTTCTGGCGCGTTTCCGTTGCTTATGAAGGTAAAGCAGCAAGCTGAATCGCAGATGCCGGATCAGGCCAAAGCGGAAGACTAAGCCCTTTGAATAATGGCTTATTTAATGTTAAAGCATATTCAATTGGCCCAAACTAGCGAGTTTGAATCATGGTTTCACTTGATACAATCATAACCGTAATCGCCTTTATCGGAGGCATTATCGGCGTTTGGGTTCAGTTGAATAGCAGAATAGCGATTCTAGAAACGAAGCTAGAATATGGCGATGAGAAATTCGCGGCCATCGACAAGAAGTTTGATGAGGTGATGATGCACCTCCGCCGGATTGAAGATAAACTGGATCATAAGGCAGACCGATGAGCTTCCTAAACGATTTCGAGAGCAAGGCTGAAGGCGTGAACGATACCGTAGAGTTCGTGATCCGCGTGGCGATTGTCACGCTTGCCGCTGTGATCCTTGTGGTGGTTATGGCGCTTGTCGTAGGTTTGTTTGTGCCGAACGAAATGGTTGACAGCACGGCCATCCTTGAGACGATCAACCCTGCCTTCCAGACCATCATTGGTGCATTTGTTGGCTTGCTTGGTGGCTTGAGCCTCAACGCGAATGCGCGTGATAAGGAAGAGCCTGTTGAGCCGGAAGCGCCTGCCCCTGAGCCGGTAGCGGTAGGGGTAGGCGGATTTGGTACAGTTACTACCGCTGAACCTGAAGAGGACGAAGACGACGATATGGCTCCGTGGGAAAAGCACCGCCATGATCTGCGTTGGGATGTCAACGGCGATGGCGTAGTTGACGAAAACGACTTTCCTGATTGGCGTAATCCGGGGCAGTAATGGCGGGGAATCTTTCGACAGTTGAACTGATCGGTCAGCTTTGGCCCATCGTTCTCGCATTTATCTCCCTGACCATCATCCTCGCTAAAATGGATGTGCGACTGGGCGTGACGGAAGAGAAGATCAAGACGCTATTCGAATTGTGGAATAAGGGAAAAGACAAGTGAGCCTTGTTGAACTGCAAAAAAAGATTGGCGTAACTGCTGATGGCGCATTCGGGCCGGGAACGCTCAAGGCCGCGATGAAGCACTATAAGCTGTCACCGCGCCGCGCTGCACACTTCTTTGCCCAGACGGCGCACGAGAGCGGAAACTTCAAAGCATTTTCGGAGAACCTGAACTATGGCGCAAAAGGGCTTCGCGGCATTTTTAGAAAATATTTCCCTACTGATGCAATGGCTCGGTCGTATGAACGCCAGCCAAAAAAGATTGCTAATCGGGTATATGCAAACCGCATGGGCAATGGTGATGAAGCGTCTGGGGATGGCTGGAAGTTCCGTGGACGTGGCGCTCTCCAACTTACTGGCAAAGCAAATTACCAAGCATTCGCAACCTACGTCGGACGACAAGATGTAATGGACAATCCCGATCTTGTGTCGGGTGAGTTATGCTTTGAGAGCGCATTGTGGTTCTTCGACAAAAACAAGCTGTGGGCAATCTGCGATCAGGGCGTAAATGATGCGTCGATCCTTGCCTTGACCAAGCGCATTAATGGTGGAACGCACGGGCTTGATGACCGCAAGGCTAAAAGCAAAAAGTTCTATTCCTGGCTCTCATGAAAGGGTGTTTACAAAATGTTGCCATTTAATCCGATCATGGGCTATGTGGCGGCAGGCGCTCTTGTTATTGGCCTCACCGCCGGGTGGAAGATCAAAGACTGGCAGTGCGATGCTGCGTATTCGGCGGCTTTGGAAAAGGCTGAAAAGCAGCGCCAGCAAATGCAAGGAAAGATAGATGAGGTTTCTACGCTTTACCAAGCCGAACGAGATCAAGCCGATGTGGTGGTCGCCGGAGAAAAGCAGACGATCCGCGAGATTTACAAAACTCTTCCTGCTGTCCCTGCTGATTGTGTTCCTGATGCCCGTGTTGTCGGGCTGCTCGAAGGCGGTGTCAATCGTGCCAATGCCGCTGCCGCCAGCGAACCTAGCAAGTAACTGCCCGCCACTGCCAAATCCGCCGTCAACGCTGACCGATCCAGAGCGTGCGATATGGGAAGTGGAGATAATTGCAAAATATGGGGACTGCGCTTTACGCCATCGCCGAACAATAGAAGCATGGGAAGAGGCTGTAAAAACCCCCAAGAAGTGATATAAGAACCTTAGTCTTACGCACAGGTAGTTAAATGGCGCTCATTCCTATCAGTATCCCGCCGGGTGTTTACCGCAACGGAACCGAACTTGATAGTTCCGGCCGCTGGTATGACGTGAACCTTGTGCGCTGGGTTGAAGGGATGATGCGTCCTGTTGGTGGCTGGCAGGCTCGAACGTCTACGGCTCTGACGGGTAAAGCCCGTGGGATGATTGCGTGGCGCTCTAACAACAGCACTCGCTATATCTCCGTCGGCACTCACTCCAAACTTTACGCCATTACACAGTCTTCCGTGATCGTGGATATTACGCCTGTTGGCTTCGTTCCCGGTAACGCGAATGCGTCTGTCGGCGGAGGCTATGGCGTTGGTCTTTACAGCGCCGGGTATTATGGCACACCTCGCCCAGACGTTGGTTCGGTGACGCCAGCCACGACTTGGACGCTCGACACATGGGGCGAATATCTCGTTGGCTGCTCAAACTATGACGGCAAGATTTACGAGTGGCAGTTGGACACGACAACGCCGACCGTTGCCGCTGTCGTAACGAATGCGCCGACATCTAACACGGGCGTGCTCGTCACGAACGAACGCTCGATGTTTGCTCTTGGTGCGTCTGGCAACCCGCGCAAGATTGCATGGTCTGACCTTGAAAATAACACGATCTGGACGCCAGCCTCCACAAACCTTGCTGGAAGCCTTGAGTTGCAGACGGGTGGTAAGATCATCACAGCCAAGCGCGTTCGCGGTCAGGTTCTCGTTCTTACGGATATTGACGCGCACATCGTTTCCTATGTCGGCCAGCCATTTGTATATACATCTGAGTTTGCCGGACGCGCTTGCGGTCTTGCTGGGCCAAACGCGATTGCTGTGCAGGATAACTTCGCTGTCTGGATGGGTTCGCGTGGCTTCTATATGTATGATGGCTACGTCAAAGCCGTGCCTTGCGAAGTGTCGGATTATGTGTTTTCCGACATCAACCAAGCGCAGATCAGCAAGGCGTATGCCGTCAACAATTCGCAGTTCGACGAGGTGTGGTTCTTCTATCCGTCGGCTTCGAGCCAAGAGAACAACCGCTATGTGATCTGGAACTACGCCCAGAACAACTGGTCGATTGGAACGCTTGGTCGTTCTGCCGGGATCGACCGTGGCGTGTTTTCCAACCCGCTCATGGTAGCCGATGACGGCATTGTTTACGACCAAGAGATTGGCACGAACCACGGTACGGAAAGCGTGTACGCCGAGACCGGGCCAGTGCAGATTGGACAGGGCGACAACATCTTGTATATCAACGAGATGATCCCGGACGAACGCAACCAAGGCGAAGTCACTGCGACCTTCTCTTCTCGCTATTACCCAAATGGTGCAGAGCAGACGTTCGGCCCGTATAGCTTGACGAACCCAACGTCTGTCCGCTTTAACGGCCGACAAATCCAGATGAAGGTAACGGCAGTTGGTAACTCCGATTGGCGTGTCGGAACGCAGCGGCTTAACGCAATTCCCGGTGGTCGTCGATGAGGCTGAAACTACCGCCAGCACCGAGCGCGTATAGCCCTAGCTATGACGACCAGCGCAATCGTCTCATTGAGGCTTTTGCGAAGAACGTATACGTCAAAGGCGAAGATGTCGGCATCTATGCACCAGCCAAGCTGATCTACAACGGATTTTACGGCCAGTTTAAGAAGACTACTAGCGTGTCTCCTACTGCTGCCAATACGGCCTATGCTATTACCTTTGACACAACTGAAGAAAACAACGGCGTTTCAATCGGATCGCCTGCATCTCGGATCGTTGTAACGGAAGCTGGCATCTATAATTTCTCAGCCCACTTCACAGTTCTATCCAATAACTCCAGCGCAAAAACTGTATATTTTTGGTTCAGGAAAAATGGAACTGATGTGTCTGCAAGCACGTTCTTGTCAACAAGTGACATCAATGGCGGGCACATGGCATCAGGCCGAGATGACTTCTTTTCCCTAGTTGCTGGCGATTACATTGAGTTGATGTGGGCCGCTGATAGCACGAACATTGAACTCCATGCTTCTCCTGCTACGGCTTTTGCGCCATCTGGGCCATCTTGCCTCCTATCAGTAATGCAAGTTCAGTAGTAATGGGCTGTCAATTGTTTTATGTTTGTGTTAAGAACGAAGGAATAGGCGGCTAGTCCGTTCGGGGGTTTTAATGGCTGAAACGACAACGACCACTACAGCGCAGCAACTCAATCCGTTTATTCAGGATATTTTGTCGCGCAACTATCAGTTCGCGCAGCAGGTAGCGGCGCAGCCCTATCAGGCGTATCAGGGGCCACGCGTTGCTGGCTTTCGTCCCGCCGAAGAGCAGGCGTTCCAGACGGCAATCAATGCAGCTACCCAGCAAGTCGGGATGCCGCAGCTTCAGCAAGCCACCCAAGTTGCTGAGCGAGCAGCCGGATATACGCCGCAGCAGTTTCAGCAGGATGTTTCCGGCTTCATGTCGCCGTTCCAGACCAGCGTCATTGACGCTACGATGGCCCGCCTTGCACAGAACCGCGCCGAGCGTGACGCTGCGACCAAGGCTCAGCTTGCTTCTTCGCGGGCATTTGGCAACGAACGTCGTGGCGTATATGAAGCGCAGCTTGCGGCCGAGCAGGATTTGAACACGGCTCAGGTGTTGGCTGATCTATATAACCGTGGGTACACACAAGCCGCTGGGTTTGCACAAGGTCTGCCGGGCCAGCAGCTTGCGGGTGCATCCGCTCTTGCGGGCTACGGCAATCAGGCTCTCGCCAATCAGCAGGCATACGCCGCGATGCTTCAAGGCGCAGGCCAAGCCCAGCGCGGTATGGCTCAGCAGAACCTCGATCTTGCGTATCAAGACTTCCTCGCTCAGCGCGGCTATCCGAAAGAGCAACTCCAGACGTTGCTTGCGGCGACGAGTGGTATGCCCTCTCCAGTCACCCAAACGTCAACGCAAACTGCACCGGGCCAGTCAACGCTCAGCCAGATCGGCAGCGCGGCCAGCACGATTGGCGGTATCCTTGATCTTTTCAAGAAGGGCTAAATAGATGGCCGATCCTAACGATCCCAACGCCGGAATGATGGCGCTTAAAGATTTGCTGGCGTTTCGGCCGAATGCACCTGTCGCGCCTTCCGTTGCGCCAACCGCCGCAGTCGCACCGCAGCTTTCGCCGACGGCGCAGTATGTGCAGAACATGCAGGCATTGATGCAGGGTGGAATTGGCAAACTGTCCACTGGCGAAAAACTAGGTGCATTGGGCCAGCTTCTTCAAGCCGCTGGTAGCCGTGGTCGTGCTGACCCGGCCGCTGTTCTTCAGAACGTGCGTAATCAGCAGATGCAGAAGTTGAACGCGCAGTATCAGATTGCGCAGTTGCAGCAGCAAGCGCAGCAAGACGCGCAGAAGCGTGCGTTCATTAACCAATATGCGTCTACAGTTCCAGAAGATAAGCGTGGTCTTCTTGAAAACGCCGATCTCGATAAAGCCTATGATATTGTAGAAAAAGAACTGACTGCTAAGAAGCAGTTGTTCCAGATTGTCGATGGCCCAGCGGGAAATAAGGTTGCTGTTTTCTCTGATTATAGCCGCGTTGAGACCGATCTTCCTAACAATATCCAGACTGATCTTGTTGATCGCGGATCGGAAAAACTCCTTATCAATAAGGACACGGGCGAGATTATCCAGACTTATCAAAAAGATTTGTCGCCCTATTCACTGCGCCGTTCGACTGCTCGCCCAACGAAGCCACGCCGAGCCGCTACTGATAAGAAACCCGGTGCTGGTAAGAAAACACCAGTTTCTCCGATTGCACCGGAAATCGTATCAGCTATTACTTCTCGTCTCGCAGGTATTAAGTAAGGAGCCTTCATGGCCGAGGAGAAGCCGAAAGGCGATCCAGTATTTCTGACAATCGCCGGGGAGAAGGTAACGCTTCCCGGTGTAACGTCGCTTAACACCGACGACGAACTTGCCGCAGCCGCGCAAAACTGGATCGGCAAGAACTATAAAGGCCCAGAGATTGGTGCGCCTGTCGTTTTCCGCACGCCACTCATGGCGGCGGGTGGTGGCTTTGCTCCCGGCGAAGAGATTGTTGTTCAGGCGTTGCCGACCCGGCCGTTTGAGGGTTCGGCCCTAAATGCGGCGCAACAGTCTTTTGCTAATTATATTCAGCAGAACCCAATTGGTGTCGATCCTGCTACAATGCAGTTTCTCACCTCCGTTGCAGGACGTGGCGGCGAGTTTATTGGTGGGTTTCTTAACCCGCTTGCTTCCGCGATTGACGTAGCTGACGCCTCAACTACTGCTGCAATTCGTGGCCTAAGCCAACTTGCATATAATATCGGTATTGGGGATCAGAACCCAGAGCGCACATCCGCGCAGGCAAAAGAGTTTTTGGATATTGCTGGTCTCGCGGCGGGTATTGGCGCAACGCCAAAGCCAGCGCGTACTCCAATGCAAACCCTAGCCGAGCCTATTACTCCTGCACCTGTTGTCCCTCGCACATTGGCGAAAGCGCAAGCTGTTGAACTTCCGGAAGCCCCCGCGCTTACAGCGGAAGTCCCTGTGCCTGCGGTAGCACCGACACCCGTTCGCGCAGAGCCGCAAGCCATATTGCAGCAAGCCGCCGCGTCGATGGAGACACCACCTGCGCTAACGCCGGAACGTGCAGGCAATCTCAACCTCACCAAATTTGACAAGCCAGCCGACGTTAAGACCTTCCTTGACGACGTTGCAAAAGCGAACAACAATTTTGTTGAAGCCCGTCGCGGCGTCATGCCCATCGCCGAGATTAACAAGAAGGCTGAAGAAGTTGATCTTCAGTCTATCCTTGGCCGTAAAGTAGGAATGGCGTTGAACGCGGAGCAGCTTCAGGCTGCGCGTAGCGTTCTTAACCAAACCGCTGATGATGTCTTTACCAAGGTTAAAGATTGGTCTGCATCCGGGGCCGATCCTACAAAGGCCGACGAAGCACTTGATCTGATTGCCACGCACATGGCGTTTCAGGAAAACCTAGCCGGAGCAACAGCAGAAGCAGGGCGTGCTCTCCGTATTCTGCGGGAGCAACCGAGCAGCGGTCGTTCGCTGGCGCTGCGGCAGCTTATGGAAGAACGTGCCAAAGGTGTTCCGGCTGAAACAATTCTTGAGCGCATCTCGACGCTTGATACCCCAGAACAAGTTGCAGCGTTTGTCGGCAAGATTAGCAAGCCGAACTTCCGCGACAAGTTTGAGGAATACTACATTAACGCTCTGTTGTCTGGGCCGCAAACGCAGTCGATCAACATCGCGTCGAACGCTCTTACTGCGGTGTCGGCTCCGGTTGAGAAGGCTATTGAAGCCGGGATCGGCGCGGTCCTCCGCACGCCGGATCGTGTTACGTTTAAGGAAGTTGGTGCGCGCTTGGCTGGGATGAGCCAAGGTGCGGTCGATGGTCTTCGTCTTGCCAAGCAGGCGTTCATGACAGGCGAAGCGCCCAGCGCGGTTACCGCTCTTGAGACACGGCGCAATGCTATCAGCGGTTTGAAGGGCGAGATCGTGCGCCTCCCATCGCGCTTCCTCATGACGCAGGACGAGTTCTTCAAAGCCATCCATACGCGTGGCGAACTTGCAGCCCAAGCATACAAAAAGGCGCTTGACCTCAGTCAAGGCAATAAAGAAAAATTGGGCGAACTCTATAACGAGTTCTTAAACAACCCAACCGAAGCAATGACTAAGGCGGCACAACGTGAAGCCGACTATCGCACGTTTCAGGCGGAACTTGGTCGGCCCGGTAAGTTTGTTCAACGCGCCACGAATGAGTTTTTCTTGGCGCGGTATATCTTGCCGTTCGTCAAAACCCCATTTAACTTGATTAAATACGCATCCGAACGGTCGCCGCTTCCGTTTATATCGGATCGCTGGCGCGCTGAGATCAAGGCGGGGGGTCGTCAGCGTAACGAGGCGTTGGCTAAGTTGACGCTTGGGGGCAGCATTGCCGGAACGATTGCGACCAAGGCACTTGAAGGTATGGTCACAGGCTCCGGGCCGACTGATCCCGAAGAGCGTTCTGCTTTGATGGCCACAGGTTGGCAGCCATACAGCTTTAAGATCGGCGATACATATTACCCGTATGGTCGTCTTGATCCGTTTGGCACAACCATCGGCGTTGTCGCTGA